CAGCCACCACGCCCTTCTTGCTGGGGTGATTCGGGGTCCGCTTTGGCTTGTTCAGGCCGGTCAGCCCAGCCTTCTTCAGCCGATTCTTTTCTGCATCCGTCAGGCTCATCGTCTGTGCCTCGCCGTCTTTTTGGCAATGCTCTTGGGCTGCTTGCTGTGCTGCTTGCCCTTCTTCGTATCCTCGCGCTTTTTGCGGGAGGTGGCGGCGTATTCCTTATCGGACAAGGCTTCCCGCGCCTTCTTGGGCAGGTATCGCTCGCCGGTAGCCTTCTTGCCCTGGGTGGAGGGTTTACCAGACTTGGTTCCCCACTCCTCCTTGGTCCATTTCTTAAGGCTCTTCTGGGGCGTTCTGAGGGCCATCAGTCTCGATACCCCCCGCCCTGAGCCTTATATTCCTTGGCGAGCATCTGTGCTTTACGGGCCGACCACTGCCCAGGCTTCCCGCCCTTGCCGCCGGCTTTGATCTTCTCAAAGATCCGTTTGCGAAGCGCGGGTTTCGTATAGTTCCCCGCCTCGTTGACACGAGACTTGGTCTTCTTGGCGGGGATCTTGGCCTTAGCCATAGTGCTTGCGAACCTGAAGCACAACGACATAAACATCGCCAGCTCCAGCTCCTACCGTGGTGAACGCAATGTCACCTGTCTTGCCTGCACCGGCATTATTCGGCACCCCCGAAAAATCTCGGAAATCGATAGTCCGCGAATCATCCTCGCGGAGCTGCCATGCCAAAACATCTGCCGTGGCGTCAAAGAGGATTTTCACCCCCATGCCGACAGTGGTATACCAGATGCACTCGATGCTCACGCTGGTGCAGGCTTGATTGGTTACGGGATCTTCCGACAAGGCCGAGGCGTCAACCTTGACGACCGCCGACTCACCCGTGCCATCGCTAACATTCGTAAACCTAAAGATGGCCGTTTTAGGGCCATCTTGTATGGTTTGACTCGCTACTGCATCAGCCATGAATACCTCCGATTACTGGTCAGCGAAGGCCGGTGCGTCAGCGCCTTGCTGGTAACCCCAGATGTACCAGTTGGTCGAGTCTTTGGCGGTGATGTTGATTTCCATCAGGCCAAAATCGGTCAAGGTCAGCTTGGAGTTGGAGTTACCATCAGCGTAAATGCTGGCGGGCGTACCCGTAATATGTAGGACACCACCAATGTAAAAGTTAGTGTCAGAGCCGGTGTCGATGATGAGGTTTTCCGTTTCCTCAGCAGCACCGCCATAAACAATCTTGAAGTTGCTTCCAGCAACAGGGCTGGGCAGCGTCAAGGTGCGGTCTGCAGTGAGTGCCGGGACGACAAGGGTACGACCACTGTGGGTAGCGTTGTCGAGGGTCTTGTCCTCATCACCCAGAGCGACGGGTGCGCCACCGTAGGTGGTGACCTCGGTAATCGCTCCAGTGGTGCTGTTTTTGCTGACGGTCTTGAAAGTGCTTTCAGAACGAACTGCGCCAGAAAAAGTCGTGTTAGCCATGAGTTTCTCCTGTCTTGGCTAGTGTCAGCATAATGCTGTCAGAAGAAAAAGGGGGGCCGAAGCCCCCCTCTATACTGCACTATTAGCTCGATCCAGGCGAGCCATAGATGCCGAGAGGATCAGAGACCCCGAAGCTGTAACGCTCGCGGCTCTTGTACCGGACGTTGCCGGTGTCGAAGTCACCATCCATGGACGTTTCCAGCGGAGTACGCTGGAAGTGCTTCATGCCGTTCGGAACGTCAGTGATGACGAAGAAGGCATTGTTGTCCGTCAGGTAATGGTTGACTGCGTATCCCTCGGGAATCGCACCCATATTGCGGATCGCGTTGATGTCGTTATCCGCCGTGCCGACGCGCTGAGTGGTTTCCAGCAGGCGATCTGCCGTAAACATCAGAGCCGGGGGCACGATGAGGCGACGCGGGCGAGCCGCGATCAGGAGGCCACGCTCGTCGGTGAAGGCAGCAATCTCGATGATTGCGTTCTCCAAGGACGTTTCGTTGAGGTCTGCACCCGTCACAGGACGGTTGCTGTTCTTGCCTCCGCTCACGAGCGGGTGGCCGTCGCCGCCAGACACCCCGTCACCAGAAGCGGTGAAGAGGTTAACGCCATCCCCAGACTGGAAAGAGCTGGTGAAGCCGTTGTTCAGCGGATAAGCAGCCTTGACCTGCTTCGTGTACGCCATGGCGCGAGCAAGGGCCTTGGTATAGCGAGCGGAAAGAGAGTCATAAAGATTATCTTCCATCGCCTCCTCGGTTATAGAGAAGCCCATTGCAATCGTTTCATGGTTGTAGCGAGCCGTGAAGGACTCCTGTGCAGCGTCGTAGCTGATGGCAGCGCCTTCCGCTTTCACGGGGGCAGCACCAAAGCCAGACAACTTCACTTCTTCCTCAAAGGACCGCTCGGACGACTCAGTCTCGTAGATAAGCTCATGCTCATCTTCGTACTTGTCGTACTCCAAACCGAAAAGCGCGTTAAGCCCCGGCAGGAGTTCCTTCAGCATTTGTGCGCGTGAAATAGCCATTGCTTAGGCCTCCTAATTAAACGCCAAGGGCCGTATCGTAGGCATGGCTTCCAGGCAGCCAAGTCACAATGCAGTCGGTGTAAGCATCACCAACAGCGCTGTCAGGGCCGTCTACGAAGTCTACGATTCGGAGCGGGAAGGTATTGGTGGTCGCAATCGAGCTTGCATCAAGCGCGTTACGGCTCCGACCAATGCTAGTGGACCCAGCGGTGCTGATCGCTTGGACGTTGTTGCCAAGGCCCGTCTGGGCAATGGAACCATCGCCCTGCATGCGGAACAGCAGCTTAGGATCGTCAACGACATACGCCACAATATCATCCGCAGCGGTAGACGCCGGGAAGTACTGGGAGAACGTCTTCTGGTTGGTGGTGGGGTCAGTGTATGCGCAGCCAACGAAAACGCCAACCGTGCCTGCCACAGCGGCAGTGGTAACGGCGGCCTTCTCGACCGTGCCAGAGCTGACCAGCTTTACGAAATCACCATAGAAGATAGCCGTGCCGTAGCCATTGGCAATCTTGATATGGCGCACCTTACCCGTGAAAGAGCCGCTTGCGCTCAGGGTATCAGTGGGTTCCGCACCACTCGGGGTTGCTGAAGTAGCCATTGATATGCTCCTTATTTATGGGACGGGAAGTTATTTCTTCCCAAACGTTGTCCGTGTGCTGCGCTCGGGCTTGAGCAGCGGCATACGCGGATCATTTTCCCGCAAGAAGCCATTGTCAACAGACTGCATCTGGTTAGCCGCGACTTGCTGGTAATGCTGATTGCGAGCTTCCATTTGTTCCTTGGGAGCCTTGCAAAGGAGCAAACCACCAACCTCGATGTTCCCCTCAAACTTCGATCCGATATCGGAGCGGAGCTTAAGCTCGGGATAGTCCTCTGCTTTACAGGGTTCCCATCCCTCTCGGAACATCCGAGAAACATTAGTGTTGTCCGACTGCCCTACGATGGAGGTCCGAATCCAACGGTGAACCCAGCCATCACGAGGAGTGGGGTTCGGCAAGATAGATGCCGGGACCCAGCTATCGGATGGCCGCGCTTCGTCCTCTCGCGTTTCGCTTTCTCGTGGGGTGCGCTCAAGTGCCATCATTCTTTCTCCTTTCCTTTAAGAGCTGATCGGCATATTGTTGCGGGGTTAAACCAAGACGCTTGGCGAGAGCGACTTGGCTGGACTTTAGCTGCACTTTGCGCGGTTTAGCACCGTTGTTCCGAGTGTAGGGTGCCACCACCGACGGGGGTGTCGATCCGGTCGTCGCAGTCGCGGTACGCCCATCTGTCCGCTGATCCGACCAGTCGTGTTCTGGAAACGCCGCACGCATGCGGTTGTCGATATGCTCAAAGTACTCAGGCGAGTTGGGCTGAATCCCCTTTCGGATCGCAGCCTCATGGGCACCATAGGCCAGGGCGGTCATCTCTTCATAACCTTGCCGCATGAACCACTGGTTCCTCTCTGCCCAGGCTTGGGCCTCGGGGCTTACCTGGGGCTGAACTTGCTGCTGCTGTGCCACACCAAGAGCGGCCTGACGAGCCATCTCCTGGCGGCGCAGTTCTTCCTGCTGCTTATTGTATTGCTCAGCGGTTTGGTTCCACTGGGCGCGATACCGATCAGCCTCAGATAGCTCTGCCTGAGCGCGATACAGCTTCTCCTGGGCATCAATGATCGTATCCGTGTCGCCCTCTTCATAGGCCTTACGGTACGAATCTTTAGCTTGTGCCAGAGATAGCTGCGCTCGCTCCCGAATCTGCTCAATCAGCGCGGCTTCACCACGAGATACAAGCGACTCGTACTCCTTGTTTTTATTCAAAAGCTGCTGTGCAGCACGGACGGCCTCTTCACGCATACGCTCCGCAGCTTCACGCTGGCGGCGCTCCTCGTGATACTCGTACTTGAGTTTGTTCAGACGTTTCTGAACCCTCTCTGAGTACTGGCCTAGCTCCTCGTCATCGAAATCGTCATCGCTTGCTTTGGCTTTCGGCGGGCGCCGATCCTCAGGCGGGCGATCATCAATGATCTCAATGTCATCATCGGAGTCAGCTTCTTCAGGCTTAGGCTTCTTTTTCTCAAAAGTGGCCTTGACGCCGAAGAACTTGTCCTCGCTGGACAGCCCTTCCATTTCAAACTGCTCTTGTGCTTCGCTCATGCCTTAACAATCCCCCGTGGATCTTCGACCACAGCCTCAACGCTGTCGTCGTTGATTAAGCGGAACTCCTTTCCATGCACCTTGAACCGAGTGCCTGAATAACTCCGCATGAGAATCCAGTCGCCCTTTTTGCAAAGGGGACCAGAGGGGAACCTGTTAGGGTCTTTATAGCAGTCTGGCCCTAACTCAAGGACCATCCCTATGATAGACCCGATCTCCTCTTCATGAAGGGTCTTTGACGACTTAATGATGCCGCCATCGAACGCCTTCTCGGGATCGGGCAGTGCAATAAGCACCTTGTACCCCCTGGGAGAGGGTAATTGCCGGGCCTTCTTTCGGTCATCATCGACCGTATCTGCAATGAGCTGCTCTGCTTCGCTCATAGTCTCCTCGCATCAGGATAACGCCTGAAGTCGCTTGCACTAGGAAAGGCGCCTAGAGTCGCCGCACTGGGAAAAAGCGCCCAGTGACGCTATGCCTCCTCATACTTGGCCCGAAGATCCAAAAGATCTCGCTCAGCCCAAGCCAGTCCTTGAATGATCCCGCAGCACTTCTGGTAATCCCCGAAGTCCTTGCAGGCACCGCCGCTCAAATGATCAGCGATCTCATTCATTTGGTCTCTGATATTTGATCGCAAATAATCAAGTATGTCTAGTTCCGTGGTCAACGGCCCATAACCTCTTTGGCGATTTCAACGCCAAGTTTAGCACCTGCCACTTGATCCTGTGACGCAATTTTTGCTCTTTCAAGTTCTTCTTGCGTGTTCGTTTCGGAAATCCTCACCCCAAGGCGGGCGGTCTCCATGCGCTCCTGCTGCTCAAGACGCTGCTGATCGAGCTGGGC